GAAGTAGGTGCAGTAATTAGAGATAACTTGTACACAATAAAAACTTGGGAAAGGTTTGTAAATCCATTTTCACCAAGATTAAATGTTCTTTACAAAATAGAAGGTAATCAACAGAGCTTTGAAGAATGGTATGACAAAGAAGGTTATGAGGCAGGTATTGCATATAACAATATGGTTGAGTTAGCTGCCATACAAGGTTTTTATCAAGATATGCGTAAACAATGGGTATCAATACTTGGACCAAGACAAGGAGAATATTATGCCTTGTTAGAAGTTGTAAGATTACTTGGTTTAGATAAGTATGATATAAATAAACAACTTACATCTGCAGGTTTACAAGTTAGAGGTAAGACAGTATCAGAGGCAGGTAGAGTTCCAAGAACTACAAAAGAATATGAATTTGTAAATGCACACCCAGAGTTAAATGAAGATTATGCACCTGTCTTAGTATATTTTGCAAGAAATATAGATGAAGGAAAAATAGACTTTAGTGGTTATCAAGCAGTTAAATATCTAGGACTTATAACTCCAAAAAATGGAGATGAAATGTTTTTAGAAGTCCAAAGATACTTAGCATCTATTATGACAAGGGCAGCAAAAGATAATAAATTACAAAGCCTTATTGCAACAGGTAATGACACTCCAGAAAATATACAAGCAGCTAATGCACTTATAGATGCACAAGCAGGTAATTGGTTTCCGATGGCTTTTGGTAAATCAGAACAAATGAATAAAGTATTAGGTGGTGAGCTACCAGAAAGATTACCTAATGGTGTGCTTGTAGATTATTTACTAAGAGCAGTAGAAGACCCAAGAATGCAAGAGTTTGAAATAACACCATTTATTAAAGAGTATATTGGTGTAAGAGCAAATGCTATACAAGCAGTAAAAGAAGAAAAGAATTATCCTAATGACCAACAAGCAATTAATTGGATAATACAAAGTGATACTAATGAGGCACAAGAAATTAGAATGAGATTATACGATAAAGGATATGAGATTATAGCAAAACAACCTCTGTTTATGGTAGTATTTGATGAAGTATTTAGTTACGAGTTAAATAGATTTGGAGTCAATAACTAATGCCACATATACCAGGACACCCTGCAGAAGAAGAAGAAAATAATGAGGAAACAGGTGGTCTGTCATACCTTATGCCTGATACTGTGGAAGAAGATTCTAAATTAAAATCACCTGAACAAATTGCTGAGGGAGAAGGTTTTCCAAGTGCAGGTGGTGCAAGTGGAGATACAACATTTTCTGTAGAAGAATTTAGAGATTTACTATTAGGTACTACAACTGACCCTAATAAACCACTAGGTACTAACTTTCAAAAAGTATATCAAGTAGGAAAAACAAATGAAGATGGAACACCAGACATTGACCCTGCTAGTGGTTTGCAGAGAGTAGAGGAAGTTCCTGCAGAAATATTTTTAACTGATGATAAATATCAAGAGGAAAGAAGAAACATATTTGGAACAGGTGAAGCATTTAAGTATATCTATTATCAAAAAGATGTAGTTTCACAGTTCAATGCTTTACCTCCTTATTTAAGAATACAAACAAAAAACTTACTATCTAACGCAGGTTTAATAAATTTAGATAAAACTTATGGTCCAAATATGGATGCTGAAACAGCAAAAGGTTTAAAACTAGCTATGGATTTTTCTATGAACAATAATGGTAAGTTGTCCTGGTTAAATGCAGCAAAATCTATGAACGATTACGCACAATCTAAAAAAGTATATACCACAGGTACTTATCAATTTACAGAAGAAGACTTAACAGATTTCTTTGATGAGATGGTATCAGGTGCAGAAACAAGAAAAGGTAGTTCATTAACTCCATACGAAAAAGGAATACTTATGAAGAAACTAGGTGTTACTGCAGAAGATTATGCAGCATCACTTGGTGACCTACAACCTGCACAACCAGAAAGATTAGACTACAACCCACTTACAGGAGAAACAATGTTTGTTCCTGCAGTAGAGGCAGAAGAACCAGATGCAGAAGTCTTAACTGAAGCAGGTGAAGATGTGTTAGATGAGATATTTGCACCTAGAGAAGCATTAGCAGCAAAAGCAGAAGCAGAAGATGATACTATGGCTAGGTTTACAAGAAACCTTAGAGGTCTAGCAGCAGCAGAGAGTAAGTCTGCACCAAGAGCAGGTACAACATAATGGAATATAACGAGAGTGTAATAGAGTTAATTAAATCTTTAGAAGGTTATAGAGCAAATGCTTATAAAGATATGAATGGTGTTTTAACCATAGGTTATGGTCATACTAATGCAACAGGAATAAATACATTTGAAGAAGATGATAATTTTTCTGAAGAAGAAGCAGAAAAAGTACTTGTAGATGATTTAAACGAAGCAAACAGAATAGTAAACAATATGGTAGATAATAGAAATCTAACATTAACACAAGAACAACATAATTTAGCAGTAGCTGTATATTTTCATAGACCTTGGGCATTACAAGATGGTGGTTTAGAAAATATAGCAAGTGGAAATATTGACTTGTTTAACAAAGACCAAGAAGAAAAAATTATTAAAAGAGCAGAAGAAGAAGGGTATGACCCTAAAGGTATTTTAAATAGGCTACAAAAAGAAGTAAATTATGCTAATGAGTTTGATGACCCTACTGAATCAGGGGGTAATGCAACTGATGAAAAAGAACCTATAACAATTTATATGGGTGACAAACCACAGTTAGTAGATGCTAATATTGCAGATTTGATTGTAGATAATACTGACTACACATACGAACCTGTATCAGAAGAAGTAGAAAATCGTAAAGAGAATCGTGCAAAACTTGCAGAAAAATATCCTATGGATTTTGAAGGAACAGTTTCGCCTATGGAAAAAAAAGTGTTTCCTTTTGTACCAGGTTTATCTATGTTATTAATTGAAAAAATGGTTAATAAACAGAGAGCAGAAGCAGGTTTATCTAAAGTAGAAACAGATAGAAAAAGTTTTGCAGATAGATTCAATGAAAACTTTAGAAGTGAAGTAGGTCCTATAACACAAAAAATTAGAGATAGGTTGAAGTAGAAGATGGTATTATTTTACAACGCAGAAGGTGAATCAAAAGACTTTAGTCCTGGAGATACTACAAGATTTGCAGAAGGTTTTACATTTGATTCTGACCCAACTGAGGTAACTACACCACAACCACAAGCACAACCATTTCAAGAAACTCAAATATGGGTAAGAGATGGTGTTAAGTATGTTGTGTGGCAAGTACCTGACCAACCATTCTTTATGAGGTATAAAACTACTGATGCAGAAATAAATCAATTTTATAGTGGTAGACCTAAACCTAGTGAGAAAACAGTTAGTGATGATGTATGGACTACTTCTGTACTTTTTGGAACTAGCTTAGCAGAGTTACCAAGTAATGTGATATTGCAAGGTGACTCACCTTTCAATGGTTTTATAGAACTTATAGATGCAGCAATAGATGCAAGACCTTGGCTAGAAACAGATGAAGAAGTAAGAAACCTTTGGATTCAAGGAATAGTAGAAGACAGAGATATTACACAAGAAGAGTGGGCAGCAACAGATTGGTTTGAAACACAAACACAAGAAGTTATAGATTGGTTAGTTACATCTAAAGCAAGAGGTATAGATGATGAAAACTTACCTGCAGATGCTGCAGCACTTAGAGATGAAAACAGATTAGTTTATTCACAAGCACTTAGAGATGCAGGTGTTGTTAATGTAGATGCAATAGTAGATGAGAATACAGGAAAGTCTTTTGGTCAGTGGTTCGGAGATATGGTTACTACAGGACAGTTCACAAAAACTTATGCTGCTTTCCAGGTTAATGAACTAGGAGAAGATAGCACTAGTGTAAAGATAGATGACAAGATTACAGATTGGTTACAAGGTAAAGGACCATTAGCACAAACTAGGTCTGGTTATGCAACTGTACAAAACTCTTCATACAAATGGTTAGGACCACTGTATGGTATGTTGGACTCTGGTACACAAGCAGAGTTAGCAAAAATGTATAGAAATGCAGAGTCACCTGAAGTTGGACAATTAATGCTTGATAATAGATTTAAACAAATTAGAAAAACTATTTTTCCTACAAGTGTTTATGATGAGAATTTAACATACGAGGATATAGCTACTCCATGGAGAAACTTTACATTTAACAAACTAGGTGAAAGAATGAGTGAAACATCACCAGTGTTTTATGAAATACTTATGGCTAATGATGCTACAAAAGCAGCAGAGTTAACACTGATATATGGTGCTAACAATAACAACGCTAAAGTACTAGACAGCATTACAGATAATGCAGCACAATCACTTGGTGTAAGTCCTACAGGAGTATTAAGAGGAGTACCTACATAATGGCACAGGTAAAACTATTTAGAAAAGATGACCTTACAGGTTTTACAGTAGATAGAAAAAGAGCAGACTTGCTTATAAATGAGGCAGGATATACAGAGTCTTATGAAGAAGCATTGTCTGCATCTACTACATTAGGTGGTGTTATCTACACAGGTACAGCAGACACTCCAACTCAAAGTGATTCAATACAACTTACAGATGCAGCAAAAAATAGAATTGCAGAACAAGGTAAATTAAAGTTTGGTAATTTATTATCTCAACCATTATTAGATGTATGGGTAGAAAACTATCTAAAGTTTGGTGAAGATGAATCATCAGCTATAGCAGCAGTTAGACAAACACCTGAATACAAACAAGCATTTGCAGGTAACTTAAACCCTGATGGTGCAACTGTAAAATATAGTGAAGCAGAATATAGACAGATAGAAGATGGATATAAAAGAAAGATTGAAGCAATCAATGTTAATCCAGATGTCATACTTACACCTGAAAGAAAAGCACAGCTTATAGAAAATGTGGTATCACCTGATGAGTTAGGTGCAAGAATAGAAGCAGTAAGAGGTGATGTGTTAGGTTCTATACCAGAAGTAAAAGAGTTCTATCTAAGAAACTTTAATCGTGTACTAACAGATGAAGAGATATTGGTATCTGCAATAGACCCACAGATAGGTCAAGATATTATTTCTGGAACAATATCATCAAGAGATATAGTTGCAGAGAGAATAGAAACAGCACAGATAGGTGCAGAGGCATTACTTGCAGGTGAAGATATATCTGTAGAAGTAGCAGAACAATTAAAAGATTTAGGTCTTAGTGTTAGTGCAGCAAGAAGAGGATTCCAACAAGTAAGGTCTATACAGCAACAAGCATTAGCACAAGGTAGAGATGTACCAACTGTTGAAGACATTATTGAAGGTACAGAACTAGGACAATCAGAAGAACTACGACAAGTTGTGAATATTATCAGACAACAAGAGTCTGCTAGTGCAGTTCAGTTAGGTGCAACACAAGCACAAACAGGTGCAGTCACAGGTCTTTTAGAAGCCTAAACTAGTTTAAACAACTTGCATTTACTATTTATATGATATAATAGCTTTAGCTATTTTGTACCTAGGTCCGAAATTAAAACTAGACCTGGATTTTGTAATCGGTCTTGATGCCTACTGACAAGACCTGTCAAATAAAAACAGTAGAGTAAATAAAAATGGGTGGAAACACTCAGAGGTAACTCATACGCCTCTTGTAAAA